AGTTCCTAGTCCTGTTCCTGTGGTTATAGTGGAAACCCCACCTGTTACATTAATACCATTTCTAGCAGTAATAAGACCAACAGAATCAATATTAGTTACATCTTCATATGTTATTGTTCCACCTACAGAAACATCACCACTAAAACTAGCACCACCAGTAACAGTAAGTGTTGAACCATCAAATCTTAAATTATTACTATCTTCTAATTCTCCTCCTGTTCCTCCAAGGATTACTCTACCAGAACTTAAATCAGTAACTTTTAAACTGGTTATAGTAGATACACCAGCATTTAATCCTGTAGTAACTCCTGTAAGATTTAAACCATTATTAACAAGAATAGGAGCATTGAAATTAACTGTATTATTAAACGTTGCTGCTGTTCCAGTGATAATATTATCAGTAGATGCAACACCAGTTAATCCCTCACCAGAACCATAAAAAGTAGTTGCTGTAATTATTCCTGTAGAATAGATATTAGCAAAAGTGGATGATGTTGAAGTTATAATATTATCAGTAGATGCAACTCCTATTAATCCAGTTCCATCTCCAACAAAATAACCAGCAGTTATGATACCAGTAACTCTTGCATCTCCTTCTACCCATAAAGTAGCATTAGCAATTGTAGTTCCTATACCAACATTCTTAGTAGTGTGAATACCAGTAGAATCTGCTGGAGAATCTGTAGCCCAAGTACCACCAGCTCCTGCTGCAGCACTTGCTTTAAATATAAATGGTTGATGTGGAGTAGAAACATCTATAGTTAATACTTTACCATCATATTCACTAAGATTAGTAGCAACACCAACAACATCATCAAGATATTGAAGTCTTACCTCTCCACCACCACCTTGTGTGTTAACAATCTGTTTAAGAACATCAAGTTCTTTTCTAATCTTAGAAAGTTCTGGTGTAGAATCTTCCTCATTTATTTCTTGTTTCTCATTAAGTTTATCTAATATCTTGATAGCATGGTCAATAGTTCCTTCATCTTCTTTATTAACTTGCTCTAATGCTTCTACTACTTCATCAATATCTTTCTCTTCTTCAACAATCTCTACTTCTGGTTTTGGTGGAGGTGGAGTAGCTGAAATAGCATCTTTAGCACTAGTAAAGACTCCAGTTTTTTTATTATCTGAGAATAAGAAATTCTCAAATACTTTTGCATCTTTTATAAGTTTTTCTCTTTCTTCTTTCTGCTTCTGTTTCTTTTCTTTTATTTTTTTAGTTTCTTCCTTTAAAGACGAAAAAACATCATCAAGAGAGATATCACCTATCAACTCTTTCTTTTCTTCCTTTATCTTTTTCTTTTCACTACCAATGGAGCTAAAGAAACTATCTAAGGATTCATTATTTTTGGGTTTATTATCCGTCATTCTTCAATAAAGAGTTTCCCATATATCTTATTTATTTGGGGTATTTTTCTTTAATAATTTTTGTAGCTCTGTAGTAGAACCAACAAACAAAGCATTATTAACAGTTGTTGGTCCTTTTGACTCCTCCTCTTTATTAACATCCTTAACTTTCTTCTGAAGATCCATCAATTTATCTGTAGCATCAGAGACACTTTTAATCAACTGACCAGCAACTTCATATGCTCTAGGCATTTCACTTTCTTGAGCAAGTTCAAGAATACCATTAATTGCTTCTTGTCCTTTTTCAATTATACTATAAAGATTACCTCTTGTATAGTCATAATCCTTTTCAATATCATTTTTAGTTAATCTATCTGGTTTTGATATTCCTACATTAGTCACATCAGTGAGTTGATCCTGCCTTTTAACACAACCTCCTTCTGGAGTAGTACTTACTTCAGTTGGAGTAATGTTTAAAGTTTCGTCTAATTTATCATTATTTACTGGCATAATTTATTCCTTAAGTGAAACCACCATCAAATCCAAAATCATCACCAAATTCAATTAGAGCTGTATCTTCCTTAGCAGCAGTATAATCTATACCAAGTACTTGTGCTCCCTTAACGTGATTCTGAACTGTCGAATTATCCTGTGCTCTCTTAACTGTTAGTTTATTACCAGTTACTGATTCAACATACATCTCTTCTTGACCAATATAGATGTACTTATTAGCAACAATCTGAGTTCCATCATCAACTTCTATAACTGTTTCAAGAAGGTCTACATTCTCAGCAAGTAATGTCTTAACATCACCAGTATAGTCTTTAGTTGCTCTTCCACTTACACTATAAGTAACATCTCTTGAAGGTGTAGCACCCTTAGCCTTACTACCAGCAACATATCCAATAGTAGCCTTTCTGATAACAGAACCAGAAACATCTGATATAGGACCAAATAGAGTTGTTTTTGCTGTAAAAGTTAATGTATAAATTAATGCTCTTCTAGTATCAAAATTTCCTTCATAATCATCTTCCATTGTGATATTATCTAACTGAATAGGAATATCTCTCTTCTCTTTTAAATTACCTAAGAAGTTAATAGGAAGTTGATATGCTGGTTGAAAATATGGTAAAATCTGTTCTGTAATTTGAAGCATATCATCATTTAACTTAGTCATGATTGATAATTCAAATCTCATATTATAGGGAACAGGTAGATAATTTTTCTTTACCTCTGTACCATCAGGACTTTGATTAATAATTGTTTGAGTCTGTGTAGACTTTCTAGTGGGGTCATATTGAAGTCCAAGAAACTCAAAAGACATTCTTGGCATCGTTATAGAAATGGGTTTATTCAAATCTGCTTCTTGTTGCATTCTTGCAAGAAACTTTTGAGTAGGTCCATATGCTAATGGAACCTTAATTATTGATGAATCACCGTGCTTAACTTCTATCCCATTAAACAAGGAACCAAATCCAATAATGACAGACCTAAAGATCTCGTTGTAAAAATACTCAAACATTAATCTATACCACTATAATACTATTTATTAAGGCATTCCAAATGGATTCTTTTCAGTAAAATCTATAATAGAATCTGCCTGTGTCTGAATGTTATCATTATCATCAAACCCTGACACTAAATTATCAGTATTTGTCTTTAATACAGCATACAAAGCACCAGAATTAGATCCTAGAATTGTTTCACCATCAGTGAATTTACCATCTACAATAGAAATCTCTAACGTATTATTTACAGAATCCCATTCTTTAACTCTTGCAGTTGTTCCAGATGTCTGTCCTGTAATAGTTTCATTAAAGACATATGAACCAGTTCCAACACCTACTCCAGCACCAGTTGGAGCTTCAAATGTAACTGTTGGTTCTGCAGAATATCCAATACCAGCATTAGTGATATAAGCAGTTGTAACAACACCAGCAGAGTTAATGTAACCAATACCATAGGCAGCAGTACTACCCACTCCAACACTTCCTGGAGCACTAATGGTGAAGGTTGGATGTGTAGTATATCCAGAACCACCACCAGTAACAGTAACTATACCAACAGATCCAAGAGTTGTAATTCCTACTGTAGCAGCAGCACCTACTCCATTACCTTTAGGATCTTGAATAGTTATCCAAGGTGCTTCTGTATAACCAGCACCAGCATTGGATATATGAATAGCAGATATCTTACCATCAGTTAATCCTGTTTCACAATCTATCCAAGTGTTAGCAATAGAAGCTACACCAACAGCATCTTGACTTCCAGATGGAGAAGAAGATATACCAATTAAAGGTTGAGCTTTATACCCATTACCCATATTAGACATATAGATTTGAGTAACACCACCAGTTGCAACATATGATGCAGTAGCAGTTGCTGTAGTAGCAGACCCTATCATTGTAAGAGTCTGTATATAACCCAACTGTTCTACTTCATCATCAATAGTCTCAATACCAGTATCAATAACCTCATCCTCATAACGGAAGAGTTCACATTTGAGTTGATAAACGTAATTCTTTTTAAGTTGATAGAATGGTTGTTCGTGCTCAACATACTTAATCTCAAATAATCTATCACCTAATGGGAAGTAAATAAGATCCCCTTCTTTAGGTCTAGTTGCTAATTCAATATTAGGCAGGTTCTTAATAAGTGGAGTAATATATGTTTCATATCTTTCTCTAGAAATTACAAGAGTAAGGTCATCTACATTCTGTATACCAAACTTAGAAAGAAGTGTTCCTTGTCCACCATATCCTTCATAACTATCTACATATGCTTCTAATGGATATGCACTATCAAATTTAGATTCAATAACTTCTTTAATAACTGTATTTTGACTAATATATCTTCTTGGTATGTAATAAACCTCTACGCCATAAATTGTCAACTGTTCGTTGATTAGACTCTGGACTAAATTTTGTTCACTTTCAGAACCTTGTAAGAAATATGAATTTAATGCCATATCCTCAACCTATCATATCTAATGGTGGAAGTTCATAAGTACTGAGCATTTCATCTTTTATTTCATCAATTTCTCTCTGCCCATCATCAAATATTTGTCTTCCATTAAGTTCAACACCACCTGGTAATTTAACTCCTTGGAATTTGATTAAATTCTGACCCCATTGTTTTTTAATCAATGCAGTAAGATATTTCTTTAAAAATCTATCATTATAAACTTTAGTAGA